TGATCAAGGCGGAGATGATATGGGTTCTCGAAACGGAACTGGAAAAACAACAATCATAAACGCATTAAGTTATGCTTTGTATGGTATAGCACTAACAAATATCAAAAGAAATAATTTAATAAACAAAACCAACAACAAAGGAATGTTGGTTACTTTGACTTTTGAAAAAGATGGTACAGATTATAAGGTAGAAAGAGGACGTGGTCCTAATCTTTTGAAGTTTTTTGTAAACGATCAAGAACAAGAAATGACTGATGAAAGTCAAGGAGACAGCCGTAAAACACAGGAAACAATAAATGAACTGTTAGGAATGAGTCATAACATGTTTAAGCACATACTTGCCTTAAACACATATACGGAACCATTCTTAAGCATGAAAGTAAACGACCAAAAAGACATTATTGAACAGCTACTTGGTATTACAATACTTTCTGAAAAAGCAGAAAGTCTAAAAGAAAAAATAAAACAAACTAGAGATAGTATTACAGAAGAAAACGCAAACATAAATGCCAAACAACAAAGCAATGAAAGAATAAAAGAAACCATAGACAGCCTAAAGATAAAACAAAGTGCTTGGGAAACAAATAAAAAGACAAATCTTGAAAAATTACAAAGAGGTATAAGTGAACTAGAACATCTTGACGTTGATAGTGAATTAGAAAAACATGAAAAACTTAAAAACTGGGAAGAATTAAACACAAGAATTAATACACTGAAGAAAGAAACAGCAACACTAGATTCTACATTGTTAAGAGCAAACAATTCAGTAGACAAAGTAAAAAAGGATATTGAAGAACTTGATAATGCTGTGTGTTATGCTTGTGGACAAGAGCTACAGGAAGATAAAGTAAAAGAAATTGAAAGCAAAAAAGCCAAAGAACTTGAAGATGCTGTTGCGTATCAAAAAGAAATAACAGATAAGCTATCTGAAGCAAACAAAGAACTTACTGAGATAGGTGATATAAATGGTCGGCCTGATACTTTTTATGAAACTATCAAAGAAGTTTATGATCATAAACAAAATGTAGCACAACTTAAACAAGCATTAGAAAATAGTCAATCAGAAACAGATCCTTATCAGGAGCAAATTGATGATTTAACTAAAACAGGAATCCAAGAAGTTGATTGGACTACAATCAACGCACTCAATGATCTAAGAGAACATCAAGAGTTCTTATTAAAACTGTTAACAAACAAAGATAGTTTTATACGTAAAAAGATTATTGATCAAAACTTGGCATATCTGAACAACAGGCTCACACATTATCTTGACAAACTAGGATTGCCACATCAAGTTGTGTTTATGAACGATTTGAGTGTTGAGATCACACAGTTAGGTCAGGATCTTGATTTTGACAATCTTTCCAGAGGTGAGCGTAATAGGTTGATTCTTGGTATGAGTTTTGCTTTCAGAGATGTTTGGGAGAGCTTGTATCAAAATATTAATTTACTGTTCATTGACGAGCTTGTTGATTCAGGTATGGATACTAGTGGAGTTGAAAACAGTTTAGCTATACTAAAGAAGATGGGTAGAGAACGTCACAAAAACGTTTATCTCATATCGCACAAGGACGAATTGGTTGGTAGAGTTACACACGTACTAAAAGTAGTTAAGGAAAACGGCTTTACATCATATGAAAATGACGTGGAAATATTTAATGAAAGATGATATTAGATAAAATTAAAAATCGTGGTGAAGAAATGGCTCCGTTAGAAGGGCATGATAGATTACAGTATCTTATTGACATAGCTAGAGAAGTACCTCCTCTAGAAGATAAAGATAAAATAGACGAAAATAAAATAAGAGGTTGTGCTAGTAACCTTTGGGTCGTAGGAAAAGTTAATGAAGATGGAACTATGTCTTATAAACATGACGCAGATGCTTGGATAACAAAAGGCACAGCAAAAGTTTTAGTTGATCTATTAGATGGTGAACACCGTAGTGCTGTAGCACAGCTAACATTAGAAAGTTTTGAAGGCTTGGGAATTAGAAATCTCTTGACTATGCAGAGGCAAGTAGGCTTCGGCAGTCTAGTAGAACGCATGATAGGAATAGCAAAGAATGCATGATGACATACATGATAAGTTAACCAAGGCATATATGGCATATTTCAAGGCAAATGAAGCATTTGAAGCAAGAAATTCAGTACGTACACACAGAGAGACTCGCAAATGGCTTCGTGAAATAAGATCTTTAGCAAAACAACGCATGGATGAAGTACACGACAGGCATAATTCCAAAAAGGACGTCCCAGAAGATTAGGCTAGGGTAAGTATCCATATGCGATGGACTTACCAAGGTAAAGAAATAGAAGAATTACCCGAAGATATAGAGGGATTTGTATATCTAATAACCAATAAGACCAACGATAAAAAGTATATAGGCAAGAAATTAGCCAAATTTAAGAAAACACGCCCACCACTCAAAGGCAAGAAAAACAAAAGAAGAAGCAAAGTAGAAAGCGATTGGCGAGATTACTGGGGATCCTCAGATCATTTGATTGCTGACGTTGAAAAAATAGGACCAGAAAATTTTACAAGAGAAATATTGTATCTATGTCAAAGCAGAGGCTTAATGAGTTATTTAGAGGCTAGGGAACAATTCAACCGCAGAGTGTTAGAAACTGATGAATACTACAATGGAATCATCAATGTGCGGGTAGGCAGTTCAAAAATTCTTAAAGAACAACTAAAAAAAATCTAGGCAATATAGGACGCTGTTTGATCGAGGAGGCTCGATCCGCTTTGAGGTGTAGCCACGAGCTACATCAGAACTGGCGTGTCCACTAAACTGTTGCTCCAAAAAACTCCTAGCAAAGGAACGAAGCGGGAGATAGCGAGATCCGCGAAGCGGTTGCGGTAGCAAAACCGGTTACGCAGATTTTCGTGATGTCGACGTAGGTTGGGAAAGGTCAGAGCCCATGGAGCAAGTCAAATACCTACTTCCGGTCTCGGCTGTGCGAACTCACATGAAGCTTGGGATAGATGGAACCAGCGGATAGGTTCCGTCTGACTGAACAATCTACATGAAACGTAAGTGCTTCGCACTTAATACTAGCAAATAACAAGTGTTAGAGCGACAGCGATAACACGATTGATCTTTAGATCAATCCAATCCAATGCGTACAATCATCACACGGATCATCGCAATCGTTGAGATCTTTAATGAAGATCAGGATCACGGCCAAATCCAGGCTTCACGCTACTCACTTCTATGGGAATTACTTCGAATTGAAAATGTGGGTCTTGATCACGTTTGGTTGCTACGTATTGGTTGACTTCTTCCTGCGAGTTAAGTTCATCAACTACCTTGCCCGTAGGGTCAACTATCTGATATCTAGTAATCATAGTCGATTATTTAATAAGTAATTATGTATTCAAAAGCATAAATATAATGGAATAGGAGTTCAGGATGAAGGTTATAGACGTTTTAACAGAGTCAAAAAAGACAAATGAAGGACCAATTCGCTTTTTAAAGCGTACATTGGGCAAAAACACAGCTATGGGCAAGGCCGCACAACTAGACGCGGAATTGGACAAGGAAGTAAACGACCTTTACAAGGACTTTTTTGCTGTTGCTAAACAGCGTCCTGATCTAGGCGGCATGACTGCTAAAGGTTTAGGACAGTTCATGGTATCAAAAGGATTTGCTAACAAGCCTTCAGAAGTGATGCGTTTCATTAATCAAGATCCTAGCATGAGTAGAATACTAGCCAAGGGTGCTAAAAAAGTTACGAAAGGCGCAAAAGCCGCGGCTGGCGCCGGCGTCAAAGCCGCTAAGATGGTCAGCAAGGGCATGGGCAAGGTAGCGGGAGCCGCTAAGAAAGCATTTACTCCTAAGAAGTCAGATCTTACTCCAGATGGACAAATGGAACTTCCATTGTCAAACTCAATATACAGCGAAGCAATACTGGAATCAATACTGAATGAAGTTGATATACCTTTGACAAAAGCACAGGTCAAACAGGTAATGAAAGGCTTTGTTAGAAAAGGGTTTCAATCACAGTTAGGACAACGCACTAAGAAGAGTGCCTACGCAACAGATGCTGGTGATGACAACATGATGCCAGATGATGAAATTCAGAATGCAGTTAACACTTTGAAAAACGCTGGTTTCAAGATAGATACAAAATCCAAAAAGATTAAAACACCTGCCTAGAAAAAAGGCTGTCCAGATTTTTTAGCAGTTTCTAGATTTTCTTTCACAAGATCGTTTAAAAGAGTAATGTCCTCAGCACATAAATTATAACTGTCAGATAGATCCAAGGATCCTCTCATCCACCAGCACAATCTGTACAAGTTTGCCTTAATCTGCTTGACCTCGCCTTCGAGGACCTTAACCTCGTTTTGGATTTTATCGAGTGACCACGTTAAGATCCGGAGCCGAAAAAATTGCTCTGATCAAAAGTAATTGGAACTTCAAAGGTTTCTGGTGCGCCTGCTTTTATTTCTTCCTCGTCACTTTGTATTGTGACTGGCTTGATAGCAAATGCTTCTTTTTGTGCTTTGATACAAGTACTGATTTGATTGAATACCGATGCTTCACAGTTATCCAAGAAGTCTTTTAGATATGCTGGATTGGTCACAGCTTCAGGATCACCATCAGGTTGTATTGAAACAACGCTGTCTATCAAAACATTTATATTGATATCTGTAAGTTTCTGAAATGCCTGTTGGAATTTTGCCAACTTAACAGTTTGATCAATATCATCGCTGTCTATGATTGAAAAAACTCTCTGTTCTTCAAATGCTTTTGTAGCCTGTTCAGTCTGTACCTTGTATGTAATTGGTTTGATTACAACAGTAAAACCGGTTATCTTGTGTGTGGTTTCAAACTTTGCTGACTGTAGATGATCGTATATATTTTGTAGGCTATATCCAAAATCTCTAGTCGACTGTGTGTTAGGAACCTGTGTCGAGATCTCAATTGTTTCTCCATAGGTTGCCATTCTAATAGCAATTAATAAAGTATCAAGATCTATTGAAGGGGTCATCCATGCGTTTTTAATGTTTGGCACACAACTTTGTATTACATCAACTGTAGCTTGTCCATTTAATAACGCATCAGGTGTTTTGAAAGTTATCTCATCCCTTGCTGTCATTGCATAAACAGGAAATTCCCCAGTCTCAGGAATGTCTATACTGTTCTGTGGCCAGTACTTTCCTTGACTAGGCAGTTTAATCC